CCAGTGGTTGACTGCGTTGTGTTTGCCCAACGCCTTGTCCATGTCGCACTGCCTGTTGAACATCGTCATCATGCTTGCGATGTTCGGGAAACCAGCGTTGATCAGGCGCTGGAAGGCTTCGTCGTGCTTGCTTGCGAGTGTCTTCATGTCGTCTCTCCTGTGTGTTTGCGCTCGGCTTCCCAAGCAATCTGTCGTAGTTCATCCGCCGCCCTCTCAAGGGCGACGTGGTCGATGCGTCCCATACTGGCCCGCAATCTCATGTGGCTGACGAACAAGCGCATGACTGCACTGGCCGTCAGCATCATCAGCTTCTCACTGGCCGTAAGCGTTGGCCGTGGTGGCTTGCGTATGTGGAAGGGCATGCTTTCCTCCTTCTCTATGCGCCCAGCCCGTGAATGATCACGAGCAGGGCAATGGTGGTTACGAAGATGGCAGCGACACCCAAGACGTCGCTGATGCGGATGCGAGGGGGCTTGTTCATGCTTCGATACGCCCCAACTCTCTGGCCTCTTTGGCGTACTCGGCGAGGGTCTTGCTGGGGGTGAAGTGAATGTCCCGCTCGATGCTCAGACCGAATGGCCCCTTGATGCTGCGCAGTTCCTTGAGGTCCACGTAGCCAAGCTCTGCGATGTCCATGCCCAGATCACACAGCCCGAAGGCGTAGTCGTGATCGTCTGGGTCGATGCTGTTGATCAGCCACGTTGCTGCGCCCCATGGGGCGAACAGCTTGAGCGGTGGCTTGGTGCTGCCATCGTCGGTGGCGTGGTTGGCGATCAGCTTGCGCTGGATGGATGCGGTAATCAGTTTCATGTCGTTGTCTCCGGTGTGTGTGGTGCGATGCCCCACCGTGGGACACCGCAAGGCTGCGATCAGTAGGTCGTGCAGCGGGTGACGTTGCCTGTCGTCGTGCAACGGGTCGTCGTGTTCGTGTCCCAATCAACGCAGCGCGTGACGTTACCCGTCGTGGTGCAGCGCATACTGGCGCTTGCCATGCTGGCTGTGAGTGCGGTCGTGGCGGCGAAGATGATTGCGATTGTCAGTTTCATTGTTCAGTCTCCTTTGGTTGATGTGTGTGAAGGGCGACCATCGCCCTCCACGTTGGCGTTGATGTTCATGCTTGGGTCTCGTCCAAGAAGTCGATGTCCATCCTGTGCATCTGCACAACCTGCCTTGCGTGGTTGACGTGCCACCCCATGGCCTCTGCGTAGGATGCGAGTTGCTGGCGTGGGCTTAACCAACCAAGGCTACTGCGTCCCTTGGTGGTGTTGCGTGTGGCTGCCGCCTTGAAGCGGCTGCGTATCTTGCGGGCTTCGGGATGCGACCAGTCCGTCATGCTGCCATCACATCGGCGTTGGAGTGCGGGTAGATGCGCACCTCGTTGACGTCGTCGCTGCACCGCAGGTCCAACAACATGGCCGCTACGTTGCGCGGCGTTGCCGTGGTCGTCCATCGCTGGACGTAGCCGTCGTGTGAGATGCAGACGAACTCCACGTAGTCGGGGTTGTCGAGCACGTGAATGAGACGCTCTGCGTCACCGCGCTCGGTGATGATCCAGTCGATGCTGGGCGTGTTGGCGTCGGGGTATTGCTTGGCTGCGTCCTTGGCCGCCTTGCGTATGGCAGGAAGGGTGAAGATACCCGGCCACGTGTTGGTGACGTAGTCGTGCGGCATCTGCCGCGTTATTGCCATGGATGCGAGAGCCACGTCTAGCGTGGAGAAGTTGTAGGTGTTTGTCATGTCGTTGTCCTCGTGTGTGAGACACATGACACCCGAAGGTGTCGCTCGTGTCAATAGATGGTTCCGATTGCGGCCTCGATGCTGCGCACATGGCGCGGCTCAAACTGGCCTCTCACCTGCCACCATGACGGCTCGTATTCGTCGTCGAAGGCGATGGTGGTGACGTCGTCGTAGACGCTGGCGTCGTCGGTGAAGTCGATTGCGAGGGCGAAGTCGCCGTCCTCACATGGCAGCAGGTTCGCAGGTATCGTGTGCATGTCGTTTCTCCTCATGCGTTGGTGTTGTCGTGGTCGTGTCCACGGCTCTGCATCACGCGGGCGTGACACAGGGCGATAGGCACAAAAAAACCCAGCCCCCGAAGGGACTGGGTGTGAGCACGTGGGTGCGTGGGCGCTTACTTCTTGAGCGCGAGCTTGGCGAAGGTCATGAACGTATCCATCTGGCCTTCGTCCATCTGCTCAAGCATGGCGACGAGGTTGGCAGCTTTGCTGTCGTCGGCCTTCGCGGGTGTCTTCTTCGCGGGCTTGCGAGCGGGCTTCTTCGCGGGTGCCTTGGTAGCCTTCGGCTTGTCGGCGGTACGCAGCTTCGCTGCGGCAGTGGCCTTGTCCGCGCCTGTGGCCGCGTAGTATTCGATCCGCGCCACGTCGCCTTCGGCCATGGACTTCGCAAGACGGGTCCAACGCACACGGCTGCTCTCTCCTGCACGAGCGGCGACGAAGTCGCTGATCTGCTTCTTGGCGGTGACGGACTTGGCTTTCAGCCAAGCGGCTGCGGCTTCGGTGGCGGACATGCGGATGGTCTTTGCGGTTGACGTAGTCATAGTGGTTCTCCTCGTATGCGCATCTTTTGCGCGGGTTACACATCACGAAAACCGTGATGCGGCACAGCGAGACCCTGCCTCGACTGGCACCAAAGAAGACCCCTTCGGGGAGAGCGTGTGCGAATTGGGGTATTGCGCTACCCCACAAGGGTTGGCATGTTACCGATACGTCTGGGCCATATTTGACACGCAAAACCGTGCTCCATCCCTTCATCAGGGGGATAAAAAGGGCGAAAAAACAATGACTTAACCCCCACCATGCCACATTCCTGCCACACAATATCCAAGGGGGGGCGGGCCTATGGCGACCCGCCGCCTACCTCCCCGCAGGATTTGCCACTCCCCCGACCCCAGCCACACACGGAGAAAAAATCAGGACTATGGAAAAAAAATTTCAGAAATTCGCGGAACTTCCAGACGATCTCCTGTCCACCCAGATCGTCGCCTGCCTCGTCTGCCACTCACGCCTCCCTGAAACCACGCTCACCGTGGCCTCAGGACGAAAAATCTATTGCAGTCCCGCATGTTCCAAGAAGGCCAACGCGGCCACTCGCGCAGGCGAGTGGCCTTCCCAGAAGGAACTCCGTTCCCGCATCATAGAAGCAGATCGCAAGCATGCCCTCGAACTCAAACACAAACTGGCCCTTGCCCAGCAGACCGACTTCTCCCCCGAAGAAGCCTCACGTCTTCGCGCTGAAATCTCCGTCTACCTCCAGAACCAACTCACCCTCGCCAACGAGGTGGTCCTCGGCACCCGCATCTGGTCCCCCACCCAAGCCCGCGTCTTTTCCACCCTGATGAACAAGGTCGTGCCAGACCTCAACGCCTCCTTCGTCAAGCACGAGGGCCACGGCAAGGGCTTGCACGAATACTCACAGCACGAACTGGAAGAGATCATCCGCAAAGCCACAGCCCTCGAAGGAAAGGCCATCAAATGAGTAACCACAAGTCCAACATCACCCTCGCCGATTTCGGCAAGGCCATGTCCGCCCTCGACCTTTCCTCCGTCCCACCGCCCAACCGCGCAGCCGCGCTGATGGACCACCTCGCCCTCATCATGGCCTCCACGGTCACCGACCAGAACCTCGCCAACGAACTCCGTGGCTCCCGCATCGCCAACAGCAACAAGAAGCTACTTTAACCCAGAGGCCGCGCCCATGCCCCCCAAAGCCCTCCCCCTCTCAGACGCGGCCCGCCACCTCCTCGCCCTGAAACAAGCGTCCACGTCCTTTCTCCACTTCGTCAAGCTCATCTACCCCACGTGGACCCTTGCCCCCTTCCAGATCGAACTGATCAACGCCCTCGACGCCTTCGAGAAGGACACCCTTCCCGAACAGAACCTCCTTGTCACGATGCCCCCGCGCTTCGCCAAGTCCACCTTCTCCACCGTCCTCTTCCCCTCCTACTGCATGGCCCGCGATCCAGAGCGCTTCATCATGTCGTGCTCTTACAACTCCCAACTGGCCATCGACTTCGGACGCCAAGTCCGCTCCACCATCGACGATCCCCGTCTCACCCAAGCCTTCCCGCACTTCCACCAAGACCCCTCCTCATCCGCCGCAGACGTCTGGCGCACCACAGACGGCGGGGCCTACTTCGCCGTGGGGATCGGCGGCACCACCTCTGGCCGTCCTGCGAACATCCTCATCGTCGATGACCCCATCAAGTCCCGTACCGACGCCGAGAGCATGACCCAGCGCAACAACACGTGGAACTACTACACCTCCGCCCTCGCCACCCGCCTCCAGCCCGACACGCACAACCGCAAGTCCCGCCAGATCGTGGTCCTCACCCGCTGGCACCCAGACGACCTTGCAGGCCGCCTCCAACAAACAGAGGACTGGGCCGAGGGCCGCTGGAAGCACGTCAACTTCCAAGCCATCACCGAGACCTCCACCCATCTCGTCAACCGCGACTGCCTCCCACCCTCAGACCCCGAATACGCCAACAACCTCGCCCTCATTCCCAAGGAGGCCCGCGCCGTCCGTCGCGCCACCGAAAAATCTCTCTGGCCCTCTCGCTTCCCCCTAGACGACCTCCAGCGCAGACGTCGCCTCAACCCCCGCGAGTTCGCCTCCCTCTACCAACAGGAACCCACCGTCGAGGGCGGTAACCTCATCAAGGCCAACTGGTGGCAAACCTACCCAGACGACATCACGCCCAACAAGTTCTCCTCCATCGTCATCGCCTGCGACACCGCCTTCAAGAAGAACGAACAGGCCGATTACTCCGTCTCCGTCGTCGCGGGCATGGACACGGCAGGCGACATCTACATCATCGACGTCCAGCGTGGCCGCTACGAGTTCCCCGAACTCAAGTCCCGCATGATCAACCTTTCCGCCCAGTGGCGCGGACGCGGCCTCCGTGGCCTCTACATCGAGGACAAAGCCTCTGGCCAATCTCTCATCCAAGAACTCAAGCGCCAATCCGGCATCTCCGTGATCCCCGTCAAGCAGGTCCACGACAAGGTCGCCCGTACCAACGCCGTCCTCCCCCTCATAGAAGGCGGTCGCGTCTACCTGCCCTCCTCCGCCCCATGGCTGGACAAGTTCGTGGAGGAGTGTTCCGCCTTCCCCGGCGGCACCCACGACGACCAAGTGGACGCCCTCGTCATGGCCCTCGAAGTCCTCTCCAAGTCTGGTCTCCCCCTCGACCTAGAGGCCATGTCGCTGAACGCGATCAACTCCCTGAACAACAACCCCGACCAGTACGGCAAGTCTCTCTCCGAGCAACTCCTCGGCAAGCACCGCGCCTCCAACCCTTGGAAGGGCTGGGGACGGTAACTGTACAAGTCCAAGACGTAGCTTCGCTACGCTCAAGGGACGACCGAACAAGTCCAAGACGCTACCCCTTATAGAACGTCGGCTCACGCCTCGCCCCAAAAAAGAAGACCGCCTCATGAAAGACGTAGCAGCACAAAACCCCTCGGACAGCTACCGCAACCAGTGGTACAGGAACGCCACCGGGGGCGCACAAGACGGCGTGGTCGTGGACCTCTCTGAATACGTCACGCGCCTTCTCAACTACGAAGACATTGCCCACCTTCTCACCGACAAGCAGGAGGCCAAGCTCGTTGACTACGTCAAGGCTGCCGTCCAGATGTCGCACCGCTCCATCTCCAAGCGCTATGACCACTGGCGCGAGGCAGACCGCGCACACGACGTCTACGTGCCACCGGACACCACCGACTTCCGCGAGAAGGCCGTCATCGCAGACACCCGCGCCATTGCCGACACCGTCGTCACCTACATGATGTCGGCCCTCGCAGGCCGGAACCCGATGTTCCAGCTCGAAGGTATCAACCGCAAGTCCCGCCAGCCATCCATGATCCTTGAGCGCGTCCTCCACCAACAAATGCGCCGTACCGCAGGCGAGGCCCGCCTTGCGCAACTCTTACTCGACAGTGTCCGCTACGGCTTCGCGCCCACCAAGATCGCGTGGGACGCCCGCACCAACCAGAACCAGATCGTCAACTTCGACCCCCGCCGCACCTTCCCTGACCCCCGCGTCAACTGGGGCGACTGGGAGAACATGCAGTTCATCACCTTCACCGATTTCTGCTCATCCTCCACCCTCCTCAAATCTGGCCTCTATCCCAAGCTCAAGATGTTCCCGGCCATCCTCCACCGCGACACACCCCCGCGCCAAGGCTGGGAAGCCCACCGCTGGCACAAAGAACAGGGCCGTGGCCTCTCCATCGACCCTGCCATCAAGCACGAGAAGTCAGGCTCACACTTCACCCTCGGCGACAACCGCGCCGTAGACGAGTGCTGGGTCACCCTCTCTGGCACTGAGATCGGCGTCCCCCAGATTGACCGCATCTACCTCCTTGCCACGGTCCTCGACGAAGACGTCATCATCCGCCTGCAACTCAACCCCTATGGCCAGCAGTTCCCTGCCGTCATCGGCGGCATCTACCACGACAGCCACAAGACCCATGGCCAGTCCCTTTACGACCTCCTGCTCCCCATGCACGACATCGCCACCTTCCTCATGCGCTCTCGCGTGGACAACATCACGGCCTCTCTCAACAACCTCATCTTTGCCGATCCCACCCAAGTCGTGATCCCGGACCTCATCGACCGGAACCCGTGGGGCATCGTCCGCACCCTCCCCGGCTCCAAGCCCGGAGACGGCGTTTTCATTGCCTCTGTCCCAGACGTAACCCGTGGCCATATGAATGACATTGCGGCCATGTCGGAACTCAAGCAGCGCGTCTCTGCCGCCTCGGACGCCCAGCAGGGCATGCCCACCTCAGACGGTATCCGCACGGCCACGGAAATCCAGCGTCTCACCCAGCTTGGCTCCCAACGTCTTGGCGTCCTCTCGCGCATCATGTCGGCCACGACCATGCGCCCGATGGTCCGCATGATGGTTGCCAACATCCAAGACGCCCTCGCCTACGAAGGCTCGATCAAGATCGACAACAACACCATGCCGTCCCAACTCTCTGGCATCGTGGAGGACGGCTACCTCGACTTCGACGTGGCCCAGCATCTCCAAGGCGACATCGACTATCTTGTCATCGACGGCACCCTGCCCCTCGAACCCACGCGCAACGCGGAGACGTGGATGAACATGCTCGGCATGATGCAACAAACTGGCCTCAACATGGAGTACGACGCAGGCCAGATCGCCGAAGAGGCCATCCGTGCCATGGGCATCACCGACCTCGATCGCTTCCGCATCGCCCCAGAAAAACTCCAGCAGGAAGGCCCCTCCGCTTCCCAGCAGATGTCCATGATGGAACGCGCCCGTGGAGCCAACACAGTTCCCCAAGAGCAGATGGAACAGGAGGTCCAAAAAGGAAACCTTGTCCCAATCTCACAAGCCCAGCGAGGACGCTAACCCATGGCCAAGAAGACCACACCCAACTCAACCCCCGCTCCCACAGACGCTCGCGCTCAAGCGGACGCCAGACGTGCTGCCCGCCGTACCTCCAAGGCGACCAAGGTCAAGAGTACGGCCTCCAAGGCTTCGCCTACCCAGATCAAAGCCTTGGCCCCCCTCGTTGACCCCAAGACCCTCGCCTACGTTGATGAGCGCCTCACTCAGATCGTGCACGACCAATACGTCAACATCGAAATCCTCCAGTCCAAGATCAAAGAGTTGCGCACCCAACTCATCCACACCCAAGAACTCCTCACAAAGATGGCAGAAAAGGAAGGCGCTGCATTAAATCCCACCCAACCGGACGACAGATACCTGCTGACTAGGGCAAAACTGATCAAACTCATGAAGCATTTGGGATATTCCTGATGGCCAAGACGTTACCCACCGGAGAGCAGCTCCGCTTTCGCTCCGCCAACACAGGCGAACACATCCTCGACACCTATCTTGAGGCTGCCGAGAAGGGTGGGCGTACCCTTGCTGACATGCTGGATGACATCTACGACCTCGATGGCCTCTTCGAGACGGACAACTTCGACTTCCGGGCCAAAGAAACAGAGGTCCAATTCCGCGTTGGCCTCTACGTTGACCCCGAAGAAGGCTGGAGGAAGCTGTCCAACTTCTTCAATGACGCTGGAACCTTCTCCAACGTGACAACATACGACAACTTCGACCTGATCACTCTCGCCAACGAAGACGTCTACCTTGTTTTCGACCTGTCATCCCCCCAGACCTTCGCAAGCGAGGGTGTTTTCACCGCATCCGCCAACACAAAGCGCGTATTCAACGTCTCTGCCGCAAAAACAGCCCGCACAGACGCCCAAACCGCCCAATCACTGGCCGAAGCTGCCCAAACCGCCGCCGAAGCTGCGCTATCCACCACCCAAACCGCCCTATCCACCACCCAAACTGCCCGCGATGCAGCTATCGCAGCCCGCGATGCGGCCCAGACGGCCCAATCACTGGCCGAAGTCGCACGTGCGGGCGCAGAAGCAGCCCAATCCGCCGCTCAGTCCTCCGAAACCAACTCATCTGGGTCAGCGGGCAGCGCTTCCGCCTCTGCGGCCACGGCTACCAACCAAGCCAACGCTGCTGCTGGTCACGCCAGCACAGCCAGCACCCACGCCAGCACAGCCAGCACTCACGCTAACACCGCAACCACCCAAGCGAACCTAGCCACCACCCAAGCAGATACAGCCACCACCCAAGCTGGCCTTTCTGCATCGCAGGCCAGCACAGCTACTGCCCAAGCGGGCTTGGCAGAGACTGCAAAGACCAATGCCGAGGCGGCACAGGCTGCCGCCGAAGCGACCCTTGTCGAAGTTCAGGCAATCGCCTTTGCGAGTGTTCAGAAGCCACTTCTCCAGATGGCTACGGCGTTCACCAATTCCCAAACGCGGTTCATCATTGAACACGCTTACGCATAGAGGACAGAGAATATGACTGTTGAAACCGAAGTCGGCAACCTAGTCATCGCGGTTGACAACTTGACCAGTGCGGTCAACACGAAGCAAGCCACTCTCGACGCCAGCGTTGCAGACGCAGAAGGCGCACGGGACACAGCCCAGACGTACCGCGACACCGCGCTCACGTACAAAGACCAAGCAGAAGGCCACGCCACCACAGCCGCAGCCGAGGCCGCCAACGCGGCCAGCGCAGTCACATGGCAAGACCTTGCGGGCCTGACCTTTGCGTTCTCAGAGACCATCGTAGACGGCATGGTTTACGACACCACGCAGGACTTCGACGGCGGTGCATGGCGGTTCAACAAGCGGGCGTCTTGGTATCAAGAGGACCGGACAACAGGCACCTATCTGGGTGAGTACGCAGACGAAACAGCAGCACGGGCAGGCGGTGGCACCACAGGTGATTGCTACTATGCAACCGGAGCCAACAAGTTTTACGAACTGAGTGCAGGATCGGGCCAGACAGAAACCACACGCGCAGGCAGCGCAGAGTTTCCGGCAGTGACGTATATCACGTTGGAAATAAACCGCGTTGTCATCTGGGATGCACAGACAGGTGGTATGTGGATGGTGTTCAAAAGAGGTGCGAGCAACCATTTGCACGGCACGACAGATAGGTTGAGTGTTTACATGTCTGGAGGTGTTCTCTGCTGGGGGGCGAGCGGTGATGGCGCAGGGGCCATTAGTTTGGTGGGTGACAAAGCAACCCTGCGAAATGATGCCTTTGTATATACAAATTCAGGTTCAATCACCGAAAGAAATAGTGCGGCGGGTTGGGTGGCTGGCTCCGCTAGTGGAGCGTTAATAA